ACTTTGGAGTTAGCTGGAGGAATCAATACTGCACCGTTTGGACCAGGTGTGTATTCTGTTTCTGGATTGGCTTCGATCCATTCGTTTTTTAATGCTCGGTAGTTCATGCTACACTAAAGGAACTTCCACAACCACAACTGGTTTCAGCATTGGGATTTTTAATACTGAAACTTGAACCATGCAGGTCTTCTTTATAATCAATAGTAGCCCCTGTAAGATATTGCATACTCATTGCATCGACTAAAACTTGTGCTCCAGGGATACCAAACTCAAAGTCATCTTCATTCTTTTGATCATCAAAAGTAAATCCGTACTGCATACCGCTACAACCGCCGCCTTGTACAAATGTTCTTAATTTAAGATCGGGATTGTTTTCTTCTGCTAGAAGATCAGTGATTTTTATTTTTGCAGATTCAGTAAGTTCAAGCATGATGTTTTTTCCTATAATCTTCTACTGCCGCTTTAATTGCATCTTCGGCAAGTATTGAGCAGTGTATCTTAACTGGGGGTAACGCCAGTTCTTGAGCAATTTCGGAGTTTTTAATCGATCTTGCTTGATCCAACGTCATGCCTTTGACCATTTCAGTAATTAACGAACTTGACGCAATGGCTGATCCACAACCATATGTTTTAAAACGTGCATCTGTGATAATTCCATCTTCAACTTTTATCTGCAATTTCATTACATCACCGCAGGCTGGTGCTCCCACCATGCCTGTACCAACAGTGTCATCAATTTCAAACTTGCCCACGTTACGTGGGTTTTCATAGTGATCAATTACTTTTTCTGAATAGGCCATTATATTGTTAACTCCACTAATCCATTTTCTCTATCAAGGTATTTGTGCTCAATTTTAGTGGGCTCAAACTCTTGTAGTAATTCAAGTATCTGTTTGGGATCAAACGGTCCGCATGTATAGACATCAAACTGCATCAGTCCGGGATCACATTCATCCCAAACGTGTAGAGCAATATGACTGGTTTCTATAATTACTACTCCTGTTATGCCTCTGTTGCCTGGGACATTAATATAACTTGTGATTGGTCCTCTACAGACTTTCATTCCAATCTTTTCAACCAACATCTTTAACCATTCCTGCACCCATACTTCATCTGTGGGAGGTTTTTTTACTTCAGCTCTAATAATTAAATGTTTGTGTACTATTGATTTACTCATGTTATTTGTCATCCTGTATTTACTCAATAAATATGAGTATGATAACTATTACAGCATCAGCAGTTGAAAAAGTCAAACAGCAATTAGCCAAACGCGGCAAGGGCCTTGGAATTAAAGTAGGAGTCAAAACCACAGGATGCAGTGGGTTGGCCTATACTCTAGAATATTTTGATAAAATAGACGACGAAGCACTATATCATATAGTGGCCACTAACGATATAGCCATTGTGATAGATAGAAAAAACGAACCCTATTTTAAAGGTATGACCATAGATTGGGTTCGTAATGGACTCAATGAGGGGTTTGATTTCAGCAATCCCAACGAGCGTGATCGGTGCGGTTGTGGCGAATCGTTCCGAGTTTAGGCTTTGCCGTCGTAGTCTTTGACAGCACCGCCATAGTGTACAGATTTGGCTTTGTGGCCTTTTGTATAGTTGCCATGTCCGTCTGTATGACCTTTGCCCTTTGATTGATGTGGACGTAGTCCTTGACTTACGCAGGAGCTGTGATCGCTTCTGCCCAGTCTTTTAGGACTACGACATATTTTAGGGTCTGTTTTTTCACTAATGAATTCGTAAGCTCGCATTAATCTATTTATTAATTTTTGTCAACATAGAATATATGATTGCCTATACGAATATCCTTGCGAGTATTTTGCCAACGAGGATTAACTTTAGACGAATGGAACCAGAGCCATTCCCCCATTTCTTCTTTGTAGTGCAAATAATCTCCGCCTAGCAAACGCTCTGCAATGGCCATGCTGTCTAGCCATCGTTGATCAGTTTCTTTAATCCTGCGGGTAACTTCGCAGACCCAGCTGAATTGACACACAGTTCTACGATGGAATACTGTGCGTTTCTCAACCTGAGTTTCAGTTTTGCCAAACCAACCTACTTTTACCACTCTAGTAGAGGTAACTTCTCGAGGTTCCACAAATACTGTCTTTTGCTTGACTACGCCACAAATGGTTTTGGGCCATCGCGGGTCCGCAGTTCTGTTGATAGTGACCATGCCCACGGCAATCTTGCCGGTCTCTGATTCACTGCCTGACTCATAATAGATATTGTGTGCCAAACACATCAATTCTTTCTGGTCAATCTTTCTGGTGCCATTATCGTATGCAGCCGCCACGCCACTTGATAAAAACATCAGGCCTATTACTGTGTTCACTACGATATTAAGTAGTTTTGACATTGGTATGCCCTCCTTTTTTAAGAGTTGTAAGAATAGTTAGTGTATTATTATGGTTTTACCGGCGAAACTGGGAGATTTTTAGGTAAAAGACTAATTATAGCTGTATATAATTAGCTTGTCAAGCTAGGTCAGCTCAAATAATCTGCAATAAATTTTGCAGACATGTCCTGATATATTTTTAACATTTCTGCATCAGTTTCCCTATCACTGCCTAGGAATGTTTTAAGTTGACTGATGGTGGCGGTGGTATCTGTCCATAATTGTTTAAATGGTATAGACAAAACATAGTCGTGATCAGGGACTGTTTTTGCCCAGTCATTTTCTATAAGAATAACATTTTCAAGGATTTTAGTAAAGGCTATTTTTTGTACAGAATTTAGCTCTTCCCAAGATGCATTAGGATTAGGATATATAGAGGAGTTGGTTTCTAAAACTCCTTTGAGGAAACGCTCCCAACCTGGTATTTCTTTTTGGCTGATAGCTTTTGTAAAGTTTTTAGCTATGGCAGGAATATCTTCAAGCTCGAATGTAATTACAATAATCTTTACATTCTGCATTCTTTGTTTAAATTCTTCAAATCTAGGCCACCAAAAAAATGATATAACAAATGTACCAGGAGCGGTAAATGCTATATTTTGATACCAAAAATCTTGATCAACTAATTCATAAGATACAATAGGTTGTGTAAATGTATAACCTCTATTAAAGAATACATCGCCGTTACCATTATCAAGAATACTACGAGTAATTCTGTCAAGTAGAGTTAATCCTGATCCAGGACGACCGTGAACAATGCAAATATTAGTAGTGGTATTCATAAATTATCCTTTATCTTATGTATTTATTGGACAAATTACTAAATGAATTCGATCTTCCATGCCTGCATTATATACAAAATGCGGAAGTCTAGTGTCTACAATGTAAAAGTGTTCGTCAGCAGGAACGTGATAGCACACCGCACTTGAAACAGTAAATGACCCTTTGGCCACATAGGCTGCTGGATTGGTTTTGATCACCAAGTGATATCTTATAGTTTCGTCATCGTGTAAACTTAGACCTGTGTTTGGTAGCAACCTCATAAATCTTATTCTGCCTGGAGTAAATCCTTGATTTTTAGAAAAGTTTTCAATCATTGTTTTTGTATAAGTGGGAGCATCAAAGTGAAATTCTGTAAAATCATGTTCGTGAAAGTATCTTTCTTTAGTGATTCTATTCATACTACCGCCTAACGAATCTTTCCAAAGATCTCTATCAGAGTTTTTCCTGTGATTTAATCCTATTTGATTTCCAGGCACCCAATCTGTTTTAGTTAAAATTTCATCTAAATCCAGAATAACTTGTGCTAAATCGACTTTAAAGTCTAGTTTTCTTATGAACATAAATTATTTAGTACCTATTATCATGTAGCGTGTAAACTGCCAATCTGGATATACAAAATCTTTAGAGCCTTTGTAAACAATATCAGTCAATGGATAACCATTAACAAAATCGTCTAGGGTTTCTGAATGTACGACATGATCGTCATGGGGCATATTGTTACCTTGTATCACAATCTTTGTACCTTTAGGTATGCGATCAAACCATTCTGTGCTTTCAAAGTGTTCTGTACTGGTGTTGATGATTAGGTCACTGAACTGTCCGTCATAAAGATTGCAGTCTTGTGTTAATGCTTTGAATTTCCAATCTTGCCATACCCAATACTCGTTTATCATATCAGCAACAGGTTGACAACTGGGATCAACATCTAAACTTCTAATTTTAGCAACTTTAAATTTGCCTCTGTTTAACAGTAAGAAAGCTGTGATGCCGTACCATCCCCCGTAGATATATGTAAAGTTTGAAGTCCATCCTGTTTTTTCTAATTCTTCACAGAGCCAAATCTTACTACCAATCTGTCCACTGCTGAATGCGTCTTTGTCTACGTTCATGATAGGAATGTTCCTTTGGGTGTGTGTCCTACTACTCGAGTGTTAGGATGAAGTAGATCAAGTAATCTATTAAGATGATTATATGATTGTTCTAATCCTATATTTGCTATCATAAAATCTGTAGCAAAAATATTAGATATGTGTAGTAATGATTTCTTAATGTCTAGTTTAGTTATTAGGTCATAGGGATTGTTATAGAGGTCAGTCTGTATGAAAACTACACTGCTGCTTCTAAATAATCTAAGATACTCTATAAATTTACTACGACCTCCGTAATAATCTACAGTAATTTGAAAACTATTTAAAAAACTTTCATCAGCTTTGTTTTGATATAGAATAGGAGGGTTGTTGTGTCCGAACCAAATAAGATTATCTTTATGAACGAAAGATCTTATTAATTTTTCTATATCAGTTTCTTGAGATTGATAGATATGTTTTATCCAATCAAGAGATTTAGTGTTGTAATCATATATAACTATTTGTCCCAATTTGATTAGTGCGTTAGATTTAAATATATCAAGATATTTGAATCCGCTGGCAGGCAATGCTATGATTTCGTATTTCTCTCCATTGCTCAATACATTCATATTCTCGCTGTTGACTGCCCAAATCTGGTCTGATACTCCCACTGACAATTCTTGTAACAATTTGTTTTGATTAAAATTTGTAATATTGTCAGCGTTACGAGTCATCAGGGCCGAATAAAATTCTTCTGACTGTGATTCAGGATAATAATAAGTTCGTTTGTTACGGATGGCTTGATTCCAATTGATTATCTTGAGATTATTTTTAAGTGCTTTATCAATAAAATTCCATCCAGGTCTTGTATGAAACTGTGGCTTTCTTTGTCTAGAATCTTGTATCCATGCCGGAGTGTAGTCATCGTGATAGTTCAATTCACTTCTGTTTAACACCACTAGGTTATCTGTTCCTGGAGTGCTATCCCCAAACAGCGGCTGATTGATAAACTTCCAATTCTTGACATTTACCAAAACAAATTGTTGATGTAACTCATACCAATTTTCTTTCCAGTCTAATATATGTGCGGCTGCTACATAATTGGAATTATCTTGTATTTCTTTTTCAATATCAAAGATAATACTGCTGTCATAAATCCTTACACCAGCGGCCATAAACAATATGTGATCGTAGTGAGAATTATCTTTTAGTGCTTGATCAATTGAACTTGCCTGAATAATGTCTAACTTCGTTGACAGTTCTTTTATACGATAAGCATAAAATAGTGTGTAGTCTATCATTTTATCTAGCAACGGCTTATGATTACATCCGTCACTAGGATAGATACAGATTGCTAAATTTATTTTATTTTCAAATACTCCGCTAGGTACATTCATAATTTAATCACCGAAGACTCTATTAATTTCTCAATTTGTTTTGTTGAACGTCCATGTACAATAATATGATAACGATCTTCATTGGATTGATTAACAACACAATGCTTAATACCTAGATCCAAAATAAACCCTCTACCTGGTTGAAAAGGCACTTCTCCATATTTTTCAAATACAAATCTACATCCTAGAGGATGTGTCAAGGCTATGTTTAACGGACCAAATATTCTACCTTCACCGTCAGTGTGCGGCATAATATATCCGTTAGGAGCTAATTTCATTATTCTCACTCTTGCAAAATCTTCATAAGGCAAGGATTTAATCAAAGATACAATATAGGGTGCGTATTCACAAACTTCAGTCCAACGATATTTAGGTTCTTCAGTGTATCCATATTGCTCGTAGTTTTCTGTTTTGTCGTAGTCTAATCCGTGTAGGGTAACAGCTGACCATCCTTCATGCCCGTAACTATTGATCTTGTCTTTTTCTCTGTGCGGAACAAAAAAGAATCTTAATTTTTCCAATTCAGCCTGCACTTTTTCTTGGTTGATGTCTAAAAATATAGGTGCCCAAGGCCAATTAGGATCTTCAGCGTCTCGTGGTCGCCAATTATTTGTATTGTTTGCTAGAAATTCTGTTATGGTTTTATTAAACATAGGCTATCTCTTCTACTGATCTAAAAGTTGATAAAACTTCTTGATTCCATTTTAATTTACACTCATGATTAGAAATAAGCCAGTGGTCTTGGTTAGGATCAAAATCTAAAAACTGTTGATCTATCACCAAACTTCCTAATAAAAAACGCCCCAAGGTAAGTTTGTTGAGATTGTCAAAAGGTATTTTGTTTTTTATTTCAGCAGGCAGAGACTTAACCTTGTTGTAGTAGCTCTGTATCTGTTCTATTTTGTTTACTTCGGGACCAAAGTTCATCCAAGTTTCTGCAGCAAATCTCTGCTGAGGCTTTACTTGATCTCGATCAATTACCTCAAAGTCGCTGTCTTTTAACACATTCATCCAATCTTTTCCCAGTGTGTTGTACCCTAGATAAAGATTACCCCATTTGAAATCTGATTCTAAGAATAGTTTATCTTTTTCTTGTATTGGTTCATGAAGCCCTAATGGGTGTAGATCGTAAAGTATACCTGCAGGATTTCCTAGACTACCATTGTCGTTTAGTGCATCTTCACACATGTGAATGTGTTCGTTTAGTGCAAAGAAAAGATCTATTAACTTTTGTCCAGGACCAATTGCTTGATACATTAAACTTCTACCAGCAAGTGGTCTGTTTAAAAACTTTTCAAACTTTTCAAACTCTTCATGCAGATAGTTTAGTTTGTCTGTATCAAACACAGTGTAAACTGGAAGTTTAATATGATATAACTTATTAATTTCTATTGTTATTGTATTCAAAGATGTGAATATATCTTGAACATCATCTTTGGTTCGATTATTGAAAACAGAATGGATTCGACACAATGAATTGCTTAGGTTGTTTTTTGTAAGTTTTATCCATCTGTTTGTGAGAAAGGTATCAAATAATTTATATTTGAGTGTGTGTAAATTATTGTCTCTGTCTTTAATTTTTACTATCAGTAGAGACATTTATAATATCCTTAAAAAAAGAATTATCTGTACCGCGTAGCTGATCTAATTTATCAATATATTCTATTGTTTGATTGAAATACTCACTCCAGTCTTCTCCGTTCATAAAATCAACAATTTTCAACATACGCTGGATACTGGGATTATCTGTATTTGCTTCAGCGAATCTATATAGCTTTTCAGAAACTTTATTTTTTATTTCTTTTGGCAAAGTCTTGATGCAGAGATATTTAGGATAATGTAACATACCAGGATGGAATGTGCCGTCCAAACTTGTTTTACTGATCTTTTTATATTTTTGTACAGATAACCAATTTACTAACTCTGGTAAGAAATATACGTTCAACATCTGCACAGTACAAAGAATTTTTACATCAATCATAGAGGGCGTATTGTCATATTTTCTTAGATTGTCTTCTATGATTGACCAATCAGATGGATATCTAATGTATTCATTGACTTCTTTTGCTCCGTCAATGCTGATCATTATATCGACGAATTTAAATTTAGTCCATAACTTAACAACTTCCTCATCATAGATTGTACCGTTGGTATGATATCTAAGTTCTATATGATGTGAGTCCCCAGTTTCAACTAATTTTTCTAATATTTCCTTGTGTTCTTTAATGTATAAAGGTTCACCGCCACCAAATATTATATGACGAATATCTTTAGCAGATTCATAAAAATCTTTTAGGAATGATTCATTTTTGTACCAGTCAAAATTATTAGTTGAGTATCTATCTACTTTGTGTTTCCAATCCCACTTGGCATCAGTTGTCAATTCCTCTTTTAGAATAATAGCATGTTTGACCCATTTGCTACTATCAATAGGGCGGCACATTGTGCATTGAAGATTACAGGTGTTACCTAATCTCAAATCAAGGGTAATCCATTTAGAATCTAAACTTCCATCAGGATGTGTAGATTCTACTAACTGATTTATGTAATCCATACCTAATTTATTTTCCCAGATATGATTTTCAATCTGTCGATGGCTATACATACCTATGTGTTCAAGTTTGTAACAGGCTTCGCAATCTTTGACCCATCTGCCAGCCAACATCAATCTTCTAGACTGTCTAAAGTGACTGCTGTTCCATATTTCTTCAGGAGTTGTTGTATTGAAGTTTAATTCTTTCCTCGAATTTGCCACACAACAGAGTAGAGCAGAGCCATCAGTGTATGATGCCATGTGTATCCAAGGCAATATGCAAAATGTAGATGATTTATTGTTCATTTATTAATTGTTTTAAAGGCTCATTTACTAATTGCAAATCTTGATCTCTTTCTCTATCTAGAGAATTTGTGTAAGATCTTAAACGTTCAATCTGTTCTTTCCAATCTTTAGTTCTGTCATTGTTTGATAACAAACCAATAATACCGTTTACACTATTAACAGTAAGTTCAGGAGATCGTTTGTTCAATTTGTTTTGTTTGTATTCAATTAATTTGCCAGCTGCTTGTCGCATCATATCAGTCGTCATTACATCAACTTTTAGGAATTCTGGGTATACATTAATTAAGAAATCAACAAAAATATATTTTTTATATTTTAAATTTAACTCATCAACCCAATCTAAAATATTAACTAGGTCAAATGCGTTGTACACCTGTACTGTAGGGGTTATACCTAATTGAACATTAGGCATCTGAGCAAGTTTTTCAATATTAGCACTGACTTGACTCCACTTGCTAGGAGCACGGATATAGTCATTCATTCCTCCTATACCATCTATGCTAGCATTTATATAAACTGTATCAAATTGTTCTATCAACGATGTGAATTTTTTATTCACATTAGTGCAGTTGGTATTGAAGAATAGTACAATGTCTTTTCTTCCTTGATTAATACATTCTTGCATGAATTTGAAATTATTTTCGATTAATGTAGGTTCACCACCGGTCATGTAAACTTTATGAAGTTTAGGTATAAGGTCAATGATCTGATCCCAAAGTATATCTTCTTCAAATAGTTGTTGAACATCTAAAAATTCTTTGTTGAATCTTCCGAAAGATTTGTCCCACACCAGCTTATATTCTTTATCTCTATTTTGTAGATCAAGATGCTCTTTGGCTATTTGACTGCTGTTCCAAGGACTGCACATTCTACATTTTAAATTACAGAGATTACCTAATCGTAGATCTAAGTAGGCTATACTATAATCCAGCTCTCCGTTTTTTATTATTGCTTTGTCCATTAATTTATAAAGATGGTCAGTGCCTAACTTAAATGCCCATTCCTCATTTGACTGTTGTCTATTGCTTTTTCTTCCACTGTCTTCTTGTAGATAACATACCTCACATCCTGAAACTTTATTTCCCGAAACCATATCAATTCTTATTTTTTTTAGTTTATCACTATTCCACAGTTTCTTAAAGTCGTTTTTTATAGTTGCTACAGATCCGTCTTCATTATGCAATGTATTGGATCCCTTTTTCATCATACAACAAGGTTTAACTGTGGCATCAGGATTTACCATTAAGCTGACAAAAGGGATAGCACAGAAGGTAGGCATTATTTCTGCGATAGCTTGATCAAATACTTTCATCTGGGTATGCCTCGTTGAACCATTCTGTTAACCAATCTCTATCGTTTATTTTTAATAACTCAGTGACATCGTTTTGATGTTTTATCCCGTAACTCAACCCATAATTTGCACCATCTATTGCATACTTACCGTATGGTCTATCTAGTCCTATAGTCTTCCAAGTAAAAATTCTATGTTTGTTGTCATCAGATTCATCTGTTCCTTTGATAACATCAATAATTAATTTTGTACATTCTCTCATTGAACTACGCCAAACACTGTAAGGATCGGTATTGAACGCTGTGATATTACTGACTTTATCCATCACTACTAGATCCCCCAAGGACAAAGTCATGTCTAAACTTTTTAAATTGCTCTTAAGAAGTTTTTCTTTTGGAAATAATTTAACTCCGCCATAACCGTACTCTAGATCATTTATAGGATTTTTACTTTTCCAAATATATGTTTTATTTCTGTCAAATATTCCTGGACGAAAGTCAAACTTCCACTCATCTAATAGATATGCATCGGCGTCAACAATATATACCATATCAGTCTTGGCCATTTCGGCTGCTGCTTGATGCGCCTGATGTATCCCTTTGACTCCTTTTATCCTTTTAGCTCGCGGAGCGAATTCTAGTAGTCTTGCAAAGTTTTCGTCAGCATTTGGTTCATTGTAACTTATGAATATTACATCAAATCTACAGGCAAGATTTAAATCATAAATTTGTTTAGACCATCCTCGATCTCTAGTCCAGTCTTTGGGAAACTTTTTTATAAACCAATGTTTTTCATTGTTCCATGTATTTTCCCAAACAATAATTTTTTTTGACGTAATGCTTACATCTGCATACTGCAATACCCAGTCATCAAAAATAGGATTGACTATGACAATATCTTCATCGAATCCGTATTGATCAGTAGCAGCCTTAAACAGTCTTTCGTCATAGCTGTCAGGGTCTTCAACCCAATTAATTGGCGCAGTATATCTTTTATCAATTATTTTCATAAATCAATTATATCCCATGTAATTTCTTTTTCTGTCAATGCAGTATTGGTTCTTGGAGGGTTAGTCCACACTTGTTTAAAAAATAAACTTTGAGAATTATTTAGATCTGCAACAGGTAAAAACAGTTTTGATCTAATAATATCTCCTAGCTCTTGTATTCTCAGTAACAATAGATTATCATTGCAGGCTTTTGAATTATTTTCAAATAGAGTATTGAGATATTCAAAATCTCTTACCTGAACATAATCCCAGTCAGTGCAATTGGTCATGTAGCATCCCAGTCTTGCTCCGTAGATACTCCATAGGCCATTTTCAATATCGGCACCTACACTACACCACATTAACAATCTTTGATAGTTTCGTTTACCAAATTGTTTTTTTGGATTTACAATTTCCTGTCGCTGTCCTCGATCTAATGTCATTTTAACACCTTCTCGAAATCCGGCACGCCATGCCTGCAATGGACTGGCATTATTATGCACTAAAGAGTATGCTTCTGCCATTTGAGTATAATTGTCTTGCCAACAAAAGTCAACTTGATTGGTATTAGTTTCAGCATCCTCATGTGTTTTCATATTTAAAACAAATTCTCTTGTCCAACATTTTAGGCCGCCGTTGCCGTAAACTAATCCATTTATGATATTTTTACCTGCCCAACTTAATTGAGTTTGGTCTTTTTTTGGAAGTTTATCTAAATCAATCTGCAGATCAAAAAATTTAGGATCAACAATATTATCAGCATCCACTGTGATAAAATATTCAGTATCTGATAATCGAGCACAGGCTTTGTGTGCGGCATCTGATCCTTTAACTCCATGCACACGTTTTGCCCAAGGCGCTTTGTTTACCAAGTCTGCATAATTACGTTCAGCATTTGGCTCGTCATAACTTAAGAATATACAATCAACTTCAGCTAGGTTTAATTTCATGATAGTAACTTTTAAATATTTTATTCGTATAAAAACAATATTGATCATTTCCTAAATAATCAAATTTTATTTTGAAATCTTTGAAATCTTCATGCGACAAAGACTTAGACCATAGCACCAGATAAGGATCTTGATCTAGACAGGCCGCTATATATAATTTTTTATTCTTAAGATTGCTGTCTTGTTGCCACCAGTAGTATACACTCTCTTCAATGTTAATTTCTACAGTTTTATCTAAACTGTTTTGTGTCAGCCTGATGTCTGCTTTTTCATTATTGTTATCAATTAGATATACTCTATCTTTGATAGATACAACAGCAGTATTGTTACTTGCCTTGCTTTGTATAAATCCCTTGTTTGGAGAAGCACTGACAATCACTTTATATTTTAAAAGTTTTTCTTTTCCAAGGAAAATATCCATTGCCAATGGATCGTCTGTTTCAATATAAGGATCTGTTTTATTGGTATCTAATATGCCAGACATACCTAATATGTTGCCATTTTCTGGATTGTAATAAACTATCATACAAAATCCTTTTGTACATAATGTAATATCCCAGTTTGTAAATAAGGACCTAGTTTAATTCCTTGATTGGTATTGTATCTATTTAAAATTATATTCCAAGGTTCACTAGGAGACTTCCATCCTTGACATCCACCTTTCATATGCGTAAATGTAGGGAAATCTGCTGATGTTGTTACTTCAGATTCGATATCTAATATCTTAACAGCCATGGACATTGCTAGATCGATGCTGGGGAACATTTGTCGAGATTCTGGTGTATATCTAACACTCCATGCATTCCAATTTGCTATAATTGATTTTAACAGATTGAAAAATGTTTTATTCTGTTGAGTCTTCTTAAAATATGTAAATGCCGAGTATGTGTTAGGCATGCTATTTGCTATAAAAGTTTTTCTATAAGGACTAATATCAACCCATTCATCTCTGTATGTTTTTACTTTATTGGTAATCAACATATCGTATTTGCTCATCATGTCCCACCAACTGCTAACATCACTAAGAAACAGCATATCGGCGTCTAATATCACAGTTTCATCATAAGGACTTAGATCATAGAATTGGCAACGATTATGTATTTTCCATTCTGCATTGCCAGACATGTCAGTTGGCATCTCAATAAAATGATCCACAGCAGAATGGGTGGTTATATCACAGTCCACAATGATACTGATGTTGTTCACTGTTGACTGTGTTTTTTTGATGCTTTCAGCTAGGGCAATTGCCATGTCTATGTAATCACCCTGTGCCATTACTAGGTAACCTTTAGTCATTGGTCAACTCCTAATTTTATCTTATCTACTAAATCAAATTTGTTCATAACATGTACATCTAGCTCTTTGATCTTGCATAGTCCTTTTTTAGTTAGAAACTTTGTTGAATTCCCATTAACTTCTAACAATCTATCTTCATAATTGCTGTGATGAATATTCCATGGAATTGTATCAATCCATTTACTGTTAGCCGTTCCTCCAAGACTGTGTATTGCCACAGACCAAATAAAATCATTCCTTACAGGCCCATCATACAAATCGTAGACATGCCTAAACCAATTGTAGTTTTCTTTTACATATCGGCAGTGATCAAAAAACAGTTTTGTAGTATCTGTCTTTTTAAAATAAAACACAGTGGCCCAAAAGAACTTGATTGACTTGTCATTGACCCAGGTAAACTCGGCATCTTTGATTCCATATAGATCGGTACTTCGATCACAGACCACTATATCTGCACTGTTACTCCATAAATTGTTTAATTGACTACTTTGGATTACAATATCAGTATCTATCACTATAGTTTCATCATAGGGGGTTATATCCCATACATCAATACGATTTAAATTATGAAATGTCAACTGCCTGTCAATATATCTTTTGGTCTGCGTTGCAGAACTTTCCTTTATGATTATTTCTTGAAAGTTAGATGTCCAGTTGGACATCGAAGTATCTAACTTTTGTTTTGTAGCATCATCAGTTACTAGGCTAACAGATTTATTCAGATATTGTTTTATTCTTTTAGCTGTCCATAATGCCATTAATCCATAATCAACTTCTTCGTTGTTATAGGCAAATAGTAAAAATCCCTGCGTCATAGATCTGTAAGAGATTTGACACTGCGTTGTGTGCGTAATTTACCAAACTCTTCTCCATAATTTGCTACCGCTTGTTTATAGATAGACTTGGCTGTTGTCAAAAACTCTGCAGGTTCTTGTATGAATGACGGATTACCGTTAACGTCAATGAACCAATTGCAGGTAACATCAAACGATCCTAGCCATTCTTGTGTTATTTTAAATAGACCACCATTATGTGCAATCACCGTGTCTGCTTCAAATTTTTCTTTAAGCAGTCTACGCTGTTGATTAATAGTAGTTTGGTACTGAGCAAAGCTCAGGGCAGATTCTAAGTGTTGATCAATATTTTCCATACTGTTAATTATCAGTAATTAACAGGCTAAACTGTTGATCTTGATTACCAGTTAGAAGTGTTTAAAGTTGATGTTGCGGGAGCTGTAACAGCACCTTGACTGGAATAATAGGTAATACTGGCCAAGGCATCTGTGTTGACATTTTCATCAACTGCTGGTCCAATACCTGTTTGATCTCCTGCATCAGCATCATTTAATATCACTGAGATAGTCAATATTGTGGTGCTGGTTTTAGTTATATTGATTTGGCAGTAGTTTTCAAGGTATTGTGCAACGTTACCGTACTCAGTTACGCTGAGGTTTGTACCAGCATCCCACTGAGCATTTCCATAAGTCTGGGTAGCAATGGCATTTAAGATGTTGTTTAGCCAGTCGTTATCTTTAGAAGTGCCAGTGCTGTTTGCACCAGCAACATCTACAACAAAGTAACCTCCGCTGTTGAAATAATAATTTGCAGAGGCAGCATCAACCCAAGAAAATTGATAAGTCCAAGTATGCAATCCATTCCAGGCTGTTGTTATCGATGTATTAACTACAGCACTGCCTAATTGAGTAGCGGCATAAACTGTGTCTTTGTTGGTTTCGCAATAATCGGCCGCTGTTTTATAAGCATTCCAGTCATCTTTGTATATTATACCGGTAGCGCCAAGGTCATTGATTGCACTGTTGCTGCCTGTGATATGTGTGTATAGTTTGTTGATATCAATGCGTAGCAGATCCATTTGATTGGCTGTGATTGTATCCCCTAATGATACTGCTGTGGTTCCCACTGCTTGCCCGTAATAGGTGCTGAGTACACCGTCTACCGTTGATTTGATAGAGTTATAGTCTTCGTGATAAATTACATCGCCCGTTACTTTGGGGAATCCGCCTGCTCCAGCCATTGTGAGTTCCTAAATTAATTATCAACTATTTAGTCAATCAATTAGTCCTTGACCAGGTCGTGTCCAAAGGCAAATTGCCCTAGATGATTTAACTGTCTGCTGAGTATGTCGTCAACCCAGATTTTATAGCCTTTTCCGCGGGCATTAATACAAAAATTAATGTCTTCTCCAAGATAATCGTCAGCTTCGGGTTGATAGGTTATAGGAAACCAAGGTTTTGGCAAATTATCATAGACTGTGATATCCACCATCATGCAGCCCATGCCCATGCCTTCAACTTCAATAAGATCATTTTCCACTGATTGATCTTTGCCGTGTCTTAGATAGCTATCCCAGCGGCCCAGTTCTTTGTAGGCCACAGTTTTATAGGGCAGTTGTCTAGTCACATAGTTTCCTGCAACAATTTTCTGTTGATGATTTAACAGTTTGTAAGCAGTATAGAACGGAAAGCTCATATCACTGTCTAGCCAAAGAATGTGTGTGGCAGCTAGACTTCTAGCATTTTCCACAAGTCCTTCTCGTTGATTGCTCAGTATTGTGCCCATGTTGTAGAATACACGAGTTTCAATACCTTTCTGCCAGTTATAATTCAATAGGCTGTGTAGGTTATGACTGAACACACTGTGAATCATATCTTTGCAGGGCACACACACTGCTAGTCGTATCTTGTCAACATCAATATCAACAATTGGTTTTTCTGCCAGTTGTTTAGGAGGACTAACACGGACAGCAGTTGTCTTAGGCTGCAGAGCGGGCTTGTTTTTCAGGGCTGAATTTAACAGACTCATCTTGGTGTGTTCTCCGGAAGACTTTTTGTGTATCCTTGATCTTGCTCAACTTCACGTGTAACTGTGTTGATCACATGCATGATAGTTCCGCAGGTTTCTGCAAATTTACGATATTGTGCTTCCGGTAACAGCACTGCCCGGCCCATAACTTCTTTACTGCCACGACCTGAGGTTAACAAGTCCACAGCACATTGACGTCCTAGATCTTCTGCCCAGAAATCAGCTTCATCAGCTTCTTGTTTATCTAATTCTGCACGAAATTCTTCTTGTGTATGTTGATTCAACCAAGCATCAATACGACCGCATTCAATCATCATTTCCTGATGATTGGTTTGATTGGTATGACTTGCTAGGCTCATGTCGTCTAGGGCATCTTGTAACTCTCTACGACGATTGAGCAGACTTAATATTGCACGAGGTTTGTGTACACCAAAACTTTCAATGATAAAGTTATCAAACTCCCATTGACTTTGGCGTGTTGAAACGGTTTTTAAAATTTCACGAATATCCACGATAGAACTCCTTTGGAGTATTTAACTACCTAGATAATTGATTTTGCAGTTTTTGATTAGTAAGTATAGGGATAGAAACGTCCAGCAAAACTGGCGCTGAGGTTGACGTTACTGGCTCCTAACCCGTAGTGAGTACCGCAGTTGGCATAGAGGTTAGCAGTGTTACCTACACCTACACTGCTTATAGCTTGCCACGTGTTACCTAAAGTTACTGTAGAGCCCGTTCCGGGAAAAAAGCCTGACATTTGTTATTTCGTCCTTGTGGGATATTTATCCAATAAATATTTCTATGAACAACAAACAATTACTATCAATGTTACGTGCCCATTTAGAAGAACTAGAGCATCAATACCTGCATGAGCCCAGCGAAGATCTAATGAATCAGCGTTTAGACATGCAGGCTCGGATCATGGAAGTTGAAGCACAGGTTGCACAGGGCAATTAATCTGCATATTGGGTTTTTAATAGTTCCCAAGTTTCGCGCCATCCGCTGACATGATGCACAGTCTGTGCTCGTTGTGCTAGAGCATGATCTGTTCCGCCTTGGTGTCCTTGATCTGTAAAGAACACAAATGTGCCGTCTAGCAGGTCTGCCACCTGACTGCGATCACTGCCTACAGGATATAGGTCAATGCCCGTTGTGCCGGACTTTTCTGCTACCAGTTCTGGAAAGCGTGTTGTGATCTGTTGTGCCATATCACTGCGTTCTTGACAGCGTGAATCCCAAAGTACATAATCTTTACGTTGCTCATTGTTGGCTGCAAGACCTAC